ATTCAGACCCGCACATGAATCAGAGCAGTTGCATTGTGGCCTCTCTTTATGTTATAATGTGCAAATGACAGCTTTGACCGAATATGACCTCAAATCCCAGGCGGCATTAAAGGCAAGAGAACTTAGGTTAGAGAGAGAGCTTTTAAATACCCCCGTTGCCATGGCTCAGAAAATACATTGCGCTCTCATTAAAGATTTACAGTTAAACGCCCCTTGGCTAATCCCTTTCATAACCAGAAGGTAGAACTTGACAGACCCGGAACTCATCAAGCGCAACCAAGCCAATGGCTGGGATGACTTAACTGCCGTCCAAAAAGCTTTTGCTTATTCATTCTTGGTTACTTATGACCACCGCAACGCTGCTGTAGAAGCTGGACAAGACCCCTCCCAAGGTCTCAAAATGTTGAGACATCCTCTCACAGCAGCTTTTATAAATGCAGAACAGCAGCACCAAGCCACAGTTGGGTATATAACCAAAGAATATGTTATGGTACAATACATGAACCTTATGCCCATGTTGATGGGTGAAGTTGCTGTTCCACTGGGCGCAGATAAAGACGGAGAGCAGGTCATAGCTCGCAAATTTGATGCAGCCAACATGAAAGGCGTACTGAGCGAAATGTCCAAGTTTATTGAAGAATATTCCCCGGAACAGGACACTCCAGTTAATAATATTACTTTTCATGTGGTTGAGGCCAAAAACCCGTGAATTTGGATTTCACTGTTACCAGCCCTCAATTAGACTTTCACAACCTTGCTTGCAAATATCCTGCCTTTATTGGCGGGTTTGGCTCAGGAAAGACTGAGGTCTTGGCCCAACGCGCAATTGCTGACAAGCTTATGTGCCCCAAAGGTCCGGTAGCCTGTTATGAGCCAACTTACGACCTCGTTCGTCTCATCCTGGCCCCACGGCTGGAGGAGAAGCTTGACGAATACAAGATTCAATACACATATAACAAGTCCGAAAATATCATCTACACTAAAAAGTATGGTCAATTCATATTGAGGACTTTAGACAACCCGTCCCGCATAGTAGGTTATGAGTCTTTCAGAAGTCACGTTGACGAAATAGACACATTAAGGCACAAACACGCAGAAGCAGTATGGCAAAAAATCATTGCCCGAAATCGTTTTAAGGCAGAAGGTTTGACCAACCAAGTTTCGGCATACACGACCCCGGAAGGGTTTAATTTTGCCTATGATCGATGGGAAAAGAATCCGGGCCCGGATTATAAATACATACGCGTATCTACGCGAGCCAACCCTTTTTTACCAGATGACTACATACAAGGTTTGATGGACAGTTATCCTCCCAATTTGGTTGAGGCATACATTGAAGGAAAATTCGTAAACCTGACCACTGGCTCAGTCTATGATTCGTTTGACCGGGTTGAACATCACACTCCAGCTGAGTGGGACCGGACCTCTGGTGAACCTGTGCACATTGGGATGGACTTTAACGTGGGCAATATGTCTGCAGTCATTCATGTCATACGGGTTGGCCAGGCCTTGGCGGTAAGTGAGATAACCAAAGTCTTAGACACCCCGGCTATGATTAGAACTATTAAAGAAAGATATCCGGGCTCCTCTATCGTTATCTACCCGGACGCTAGTGGCAATAGCCGTAAATCAAACAACGCCAGCGAATCAGACATTTCTCTATTGAAGCAAGCAAATTTTAAAGTAGACGCGCCCAAAGCCAATCCTTTTGTCCGGGACCGGGTGATCTCCATGAATAGTGCTTTCGTAACTGGCAAATATCTGGTCAACGTTGAGCGATGCCCAGAATACGCATTGTGCTTGGAACAGCAAACATACACAGACAACGGAGACCCGGACAAAAGCTCCGGTCACGACCACTTGCCAGATTCTGGCGGGTACTTTATCCATAGGAAATATCCTGTGGTAAATAGAAAACCTCAAATAGCCAAAGTGGTGGGAATTTAAAATGGGCATAGAAAGCAAACATCCTCGTTATCAGGAAAAAGAAATCCAATGGGCTAGATGCCGCGACACCTTTGATGGTGAGGATGCCATCAAACAGAAAAGAACTGAATATCTGCCAAGGCTATCCAAGCAGAGTGACTCTTCGTATGAAGCTTATATGAAGAGGGCCAGCTTTTACAACACCGTAAAAAGGACTATTCACGGCCTGGCCGGAGCAGTAATGCGCATTGACCCCATAGTAGAGGGCATCCCCGAAGAATGGGAGATGGACATAACAACTACTGGAATGAGCATCAACGATTTCATATACTATATGCTAACGGAACAACTATTAACCGGGCGTCAAGGCGTTTTGGTTGAGCATGACGGTTCCAGGCCCTATCTAGTGGGCTATCCAACTGAGCAAATGACCAACTGGCTCGATGATAGAAATGTTTTGATGGAGCAGTATCGAGAAATCGACCCAAATGATATGTACGATTCAACATATGAGACCCAGTACCGCGAGCTTATGGTTGAAGAGAACATTTACACTGTGAGGATTTGGAGGAAAGCAAAGGGCAAATGGGCTATATATGACGAGATAATTCCTAGCAACCGTGGGAGAAGTCTAGATTCTGTGCCCTTTGTGGCCATTAGTGTTGACGGTTTTAATATGAACCCCCAATCCCCGCCTTTATTGAATCTAGCAGACATGAATCTATCTCATTATAGGACTTCAGCGGACCTTGAGCATGGTCGGCATTTTACGGCATTGCCAACACCCTATGTAACCGGGGTTGATGCAGAGTCCGAACTATCTATAGGCGCAGAATCAGCCTGGGTTTTGCCGGATGCCTCTTCCAAAGCTGGGTATCTTGAATTCAGCGGAAACGGTTTAGCTGCACTGGACACAGCCATGGAGCAGAAACGGTCCATGATGGCAAGCTTAGGGGCCCAGCTTTTAGAGGGCCAGAAAAATGGCGTTGAAGCTACTGAAACCGTAAAGCTTCGACAGAATTCAGAAGCCTCTGTTCTAATGAGGTCAGTAAAGTCCGTGGAAGAGGGCTTAAATAAGTCTCTAGCTTTAATGGCTGAATGGTCTGGGACAGCTGAAATGAGAGTTACTCTTAACACTGATTTTGCAGACAGTGTAATTGGCTCCCAAGAAATGGTATCATTAATGGGATTATGGCAATCAGGTGCAATCAGTCACGAGTCTTTGTTATATAACATGAAGCGCGGTGAGATTTTGCCCCCTGATGTAAGTGTTGAGGAAGAAAGGGACCGTATAGACCTCCAAACAGGTTTGCCTGACATGGTAGCAGACGAGGCCTAATCATGGCGACTGTCAACGACAAAATATTGGACGCCATAACCGGGCACTCAGTCGATTTGACGCGTCTGGAGGCGTCTCTACAATCAGAAGTATTGAAGGAGCTTAGGGTTTTAGAAAAAGACCTTATCAAAAAGCTCAAGAATGCCAAACTTGAGGCCAACTCTATCCCTCTGAAGCGCAAACGAATGCAAGCTCTATTGGCGCAAACCCGGAAGACCATCAAGGAAGCATATGTAAAGATAGACGCAAAAGAAGCCACCAACATGGCTAGTGTGGCCGGAATTGCTGAAACCCAAGCAGTGGCAGCCATAAACGGGTCCATTAAAGCAAAAATATTGAGTGTTGGGATGTCAGACCAGATGTTGGGGTCCATTGCTTCCAATACTCTCATGCAGGGTGCTCCAAGCCGGGAGTGGTGGAGTGGCCAAGCAACCTCTCTTCAGAGTGGGTTTAAAAATATCATACGGCAATCTATGCTAGCAGGTGAAACCACCAGCAACATAGTAGATTTAATAAGAGGGACCGAAGCTCTCAGGTTTAAAGATGGTTTGATGCAAACTGCCAGAAACAAAGCAGAAGCTCTAGTCAGAACATCCGTCCAAGTGGTGGCTAACGAGGCCAGGATTAGAACGTATGAGAGCAATCGGGATGTTGTAAAGTATATCGAGTGGGTGTCTACCCTGGACTCTAGGACTAGCTCTACTTGCCAAGTATTGGACGGCAAAAAGTGGGCTGTGGGCACGTTCAAGCCCATAGGCCCCAATAGTCAGAATTTTCCCGGCCCCACAGCCCATTGGAACTGTCGCTCAACTCAGGTCCCGGTACTTAAATCTTGGGAGGAGTTGGGTTCCAAGCGCAAGTTTGATGAAATACCATCTTCCACCCGTTCTAGCATGGACGGTCAAGTAAGCTCGAAAATAAGTTACGAAGATTGGCTTAAATCTAAGGGCCAAGAATTCCAAAAGGAAGTCCTGGGGCCGGGAAAATTCGAACTTTGGAAAGCCGGGAAAATTGGATTTAAAGATCTGACCAACTCAGCCGGAAACCCACTTACTGTCGGCCAACTCCAATTGAAGTATGATGACAAGCCCAAGCCCAAAAAGCCAGCTAAAATTAAAGTATTAAATGAAAAAGGTACAACGGCCAGTAATGCAGGAATTCCCGAATATGTTGAGCTGAGAAGTAAAGTCCAAGGTGCATCCGGCAAGGTATCTATAGGGAATGAGTTATTAACTAGAAGTATGATTGATTCGACGTCTAGGTACACTGGCGGCACTTATAAAGACATTAACGACCACCTCAGGTATGGGCAAAGTTTACGTGAGTTCGATTTGGAGGGCATTAAAAAAATGGACGATATGTTTGCAGCCCTTCCCCGCACACAAAGCCCCAT